GGCCTACAACCCGTCGTTTTTCACCCGTGTTGAGTTGGTCGACACCGTTCCGCCGTTCGACATGGTGTTCACTGAAGATCAGCTCGCAACGCTCCGCCAGGGCATCCCAGTCACGATGCTGCCACAGCTCCCGACGTGGCCTGGGCTGCTCATTCCCGGCGACTTCAGTGGCCCGACTGGCAGCACGGTTGGCGGTGCCGGAACTGGTCCCGTGTTCCCGGCGCCGACCGTCGGGGTATAGTCTGTATTGACAACAGGCAACCCTGACGCTACACACCAACGAAAGCGGGAACCCCCGTCTCTCCGACAAAAACAACCAGACTGAGGCGGCGGAGTCCCGCGGCATGAGCGATGATGAGCAGCAGGAAAAGAGCGACGAAAAGCCCGGCGGCATCGACCTTCAGTCGGGCAATCGTCGTATCAGGATTGGATCAGATGAGAGCAAGACGCTCTTGGGTTATACGGGATCGGCATGGCGTGCGGTGGTGTACGCCATTGCATTCGCAATCACATTTCTCGCAATCTGTTATGGTGTGAGCATCCTTCAATGAGCAGCATTTTCACCATGGAACTCGGGTTAGAATTTCTGAGAGCCGCGGGGATCGCATGGCTCTGTTTTTGCTGGGGTGTGGTCGCACTTAAGGTGATCGGCAACAGCCTGCACGGGCAGGTGGTGGCCAAGCTGCTGATCTTGCTCGCCCCGGGTATTCTGACCTGTTTCGGTTATCACAGTGTGAGGCAGTACAATGTTGTTTTGGCAGCAAATGGCGTCCCTTTTTCAGAGGTGGCAGACAATGGCGGACGAACAATTGAGCGTGTCGATTCCTACATCGGAGCCGACGGAACCTCCTTCCGGTGGGATAGTGTTTCAGCCAGATCCGGACAGCAAGCCAGTTGGGCGGTGCTATCCGGAACAACTCGCTGCAATGGCGGCTGTGGCTGCGATGAGGGCTGCCCAGCAGCGTGTGAGGGAGGCTGTCTCTGCATTCGGCGATTGCAGGGCGGAAGCGAGAGCGGAGACGGGCGACTACGCTGCAGCGAACAGCACCAGTTTTGAGGACGCAGTGGAAGCCGCGATGCTCAAAATCGCCGTCAACGCCAGCATCATCGAGGACATCGTCACGCAAGCCTGCAGCGAATGCAGTGAGGAACCAACTGAATGACCCCGACAGCCCTCTACGCTCTGATCCAATCGGACGCAACAGCCGCGGCGTTTTTTGCGACCGGCAATGACACAGCCTGCGCCGTTCGGTGCGGTGTGATCGCTCCCCCAATACGGCAGCGAGTAGCGGCGGATCGAATTCAGGAAGCCGCTTCACTCAATGGTATGTGGGGCACGCTCAAAATCGCGGCGCTCAACACACAACTCACCGACCCGCCACGTGGGGCAGCCATTGCGTTCATTGACTGGGTTGAGGCTGGTCGTCCGCTCGACATGGACAACACGGCAGTGCAGACGATGGCGGCGACGCTGGTGACCTACTCACTCGCAACCGCGGAGCAGATCGCACAATTGAGCGCACTGGCGGACACTCCGCAGGTATTCACGGCCGTTGACGTGGGCGCGGCACGGCAGGAAGGGGTAAGCATCAATGGCGTTACCTGATTACATCGAAGCCACGCAGGGAACGGCAATCATCTGGGGTGAGGCGGGCGCTTCCGGCGTTACAGCGACACTCAGTGTAGACGCGCTGGCAAACGGTTCCGCTCGACAGGGCGCGTCAGTCGATCTTGGGGCAAACTTCGCCGATGAATACTTGGTCTATCTGCAGGTTGAGACGGGCACGGCGCCGACGGCAGGGCTGACGGTCGAAGTTTATTTGCTCTCCAGTTGGGACAATACCAATTGGCCTGCGAAAGTGACCGGCAGTGATGGCGCCTACACACTGGGAACATTAGACGCAAACCTGCGGCAAGCGGGATCGCCTGTAATCACGCTGATCGCAACAAACGACGCTGACACGGTCTTGACACAAGCCCCGGTGATCTGGCGACCCCGTGGGCGATACGTGGCCCCAATCATCGACAATAACCTCGGGCAGGCGTTCCGCGACGAGGCCACGGCGACGAACAACGGCACGCGAATAATCCTCGTTCCTCGCAGGACTATCATCAATGACTAGTCTGCCGTCATGGAGCGATTACGGCACCTACGACGAATCCGCACACCCGGAATTGTGGAACGGCGTGGTTGGCTATTGGGCTCCGTGTCTGGGGCCAACTGGGCTGCGATTGCATGACGTGAGTCGGGGCAACAATTGGGGCACGCTCACCAACATGGACGCGGCAAGCGATTGGGTAGTGAGTGATGGCCGGTACGCTTTGGACTACGATGGCTCCAATGATAATGTCACGGCAAGCGTAACTCTCACAGGGGCGTTTAGTGTAAGTTTATGGGCAAACCGTCGATCTGCCGGGGGTGGCAATAGCCGAGTTATTTGGGGTGCAAGTTCAACAACGTACATTGCAACAGTCAAGCCAACGGCTGTTGGTACAAGATCTGACACAGTGTCTGAGGTGAATTTCAGTGGGTTCACGTTCGTGAATGATATCTGGTTCCATCTTATGGTTATCAGGGATTCAGCAAACGGAACGCGAATTTTTAAGGACGGTGTCGAGTCAACATCAGGAATACAAACTGTCACGGGCACCTATACGCTCAATGCCATTGGCAGATATTCGACGGCCCCGACATTTAACTGGGACGGATTGATTGATGATGCGGCAGCCTGGAATCGGACATTGTCAACGAGTGAAATCCGCGACCTGTACCGTTTAGGCCGCGGCGGAATGCTGCAACGCCGATCCCGTCGCAGAGGCTACGTTCAGCAAGCCGGATTCCGCGCACACTACGCAACGCAACGCAACGCACAACTGATCGGCGGAGGGCTGAGATAATGTATCCGAGGAACGCAGCCAGTCCCGAGCGAATCAGCATCGGTGCCGTGGTGCAAATCAGCGATGGCGCTGTGCAGACTTCAGGCGTGGCAGTGAAGGTGACCCCATTTGGCGGCAGTGAAGCAAGCGGCGCCGGAACTGTTGCGTACTCTGCTGACGGTGTCGTGTTTTACACACCGACGCAAGCAGAGACGAACTACACGTCGTTCATTCTGGTGGCGTCGAAAACAGGCTGCATTCCAGCGACCGTGACGGTGGTGACATCGGCAGCAGGCATCAGCGGGCAAGTTGTTATCACGCAATCCAGCATCGACCAAATCGGCAGCGACTTCCTTGCGCACGTCCTTACCAAAGGCTCGCCCGGAACCATCGAAAACACGCTGTGGAAAATCAGCAAAACGAACGCATCGGCAGAGGGCGAAGTGGATGACGCAACGCCGACGGCTTCGCAGTTCACCACCAATCTCACAGGTGTCGCCGACGAGTACAACGGGCAGGTTTTGGTGTTTACCTCGGGCAGCCTGACAGGTGAAGCACGACCGATTGACGATTGCACAGAATCGGGTGGTGTGCTTACGCTGACGATGCAGCGGCCGTTCACCTCGGCACCGGCAGACGAAGACGAATTCCTGATCCTGCCGCAGCAGGTGTATTCCATTGACGCGATTCAGGCGGGGTTGGCACTGGCAAGCGAATTGGCCAAAGTGCCGAAATCGGGTGAGTCCTATCGATACACACAACTTGCCAGCAACACGGGCAACAAAACCGCAGACGTGTCCATCGGGGCGATCCCATGACGGCCGCTCTCAATGTCTACAGCAACGTCCGGGAGTACGATACAGATCTTGACGTGTTTGGGGTGGTGTTTGAGTGGGAGCAGCCGTCGCCCGCAGCGGTAGTGACCACGCGACTGAATCTGATCGGCACATCGGGTAGGCGACTGGCAATTGGTGGAACGTCACAGGAGAGGCTCGGCATGCGGGGCACATCACAGAGGCGGCAAAGCATTATTGGGAGTAGCGAACGATGAGCCAGGTAATTCATCAGAGGCGAGTAGGCGACACTCGCACAACGCTTTCCGTGACACTGCAGCAGCCCGACAGCACGGGCACATTGCAGGCCGTGAATCTGTCGGGGCTGACCGTTGAATTCTCAATGGTCAATGCAGCGACTGGTACTGTAAAGGTTGCAAAGACTGCCACGGGAATTACGGTCGTCAGTGCTGCGGCCGGAACAGTCAATTATGATTTTTCCGCGGCTGGTGTGGACACAGCAGGAATATTCTGGGGCACGTTTACGGTCACTCAGTCAGGCGAGACAGACGCTTTTCCGGTCAAGTCACAGGACTTGAAGATTCTGTTTGACTCCGCCACGCAGACGGCACAGCAGGCGTATAACGCAGCGGTGGCATCATGAGACGGCCAGCCATGGGTGTGGGGGAAGTCCCGTTTCGTAGGGTGTGGGTGGAATTTTTTGGGTCCTTCCGCCCGGGATTTGCTGGATACCACACACTTCGGCCCTCCCGTGAGAGTTTCTTTTGTTTGCCTTTGACTCACTAAACCCATGACCGGACCAGCCAAAATGACAGCCCCGCCAGAGCAGTCTGGGGAGGGGCAGGAACTGCGGATCCTGGCCGACCTCAGCGACCACAAACAAGTCCTTACAGACGCTCGCCTAATGGCCCGTGCCGTGCGTGAGCGATGGCCGATCGACGAAGAGAAACGGCAGGCAATCGTCAACCGCCTGTGTCGGATTGTTGACGCGGAGGAAGTGGCCACAATTACAGGTGACGGCCGACAGGTGATGGATGAAGACAAAGCCGCCCGGAACAGCATTGCAGCCGCCCGGGTGCTGGTCTCGATGATCGGGCAAAATCAGCGAGACGAGACGCCGCGAGGAGGCCCGCCGGCGCCTGTGGTCAACGTAGGAGTGCAGGTTAATGGCAATCCTCAATCCGGAAGAACTCTCGCAACTCAGATCGCTCAGCGAATCCGACTTGAGCGACTTTCTGCAGACGCTTCCGAGTGACATTCTCGACGATGTCGCCGCCGAAATTGACGGCCTTGAATTCGGTGACAACTACGCATCCGACCGCAGCCGCCGCAACGCTCAGGTTATCAATGCCAAGACGGCAGCCGCTCAGGAAATCGGACCACTCGCCACAATTCGCAACCCAGCTCGCCGGCAGCGATGCAAAACCGACCTGCTCGACTTCGCCCTGACGTATTTCGCTGAGACGTTCTACATTCAACTCGCCCCGTATCAGGTGGCAATGTTTGAGCGTTTCCAGTCTGTCATCCTCAGTGGCGGCCGCGAAGCCCACGCAGTTCGCCGCGGTGGTCTCAAGTCAACCTGCGCCCGTGTTGCTGCAATCTGGGCAGCCGTCTACGGCCACCGTCGATTCATCGTGTTGGTCGGCGCCACGGACGACAAAGGCACAGAGCACAGAGACAACTTTTTCGCCCTGATGGCATCGAGCCAGATGCTCGCAGACGACTTCCCCGAAATCGGCCCTTTGGTCCTGAAATGGAAGCAGCCCAAACGCCAATTCCGTTTAGACGGCCGACTGCTCACACTGCATCCCAAAGACTCCCGCGGGTGCATCGTGTTTCCTGACATCCCGGGCACTGACTGCGATCAGATCCGCGTGGCTCCATACTCACTCATGGCAACCGACGTTTCCGGCGTCGCCTACACAAACGACCGCGGTGTGACCGTCCGACCGGATCTGATCGTATTCGACGACGTGCAAACTCCGCAGTCGGCATCCAGTCCACTGCAGACCGACGAACGAGAGGAGCTCATCACAAAGACCTTCATGGGGCTGGCTGGTCTAGGGCAGGAAATGGCATCAATCATGGTTTGCACCGTGCGGCAACATCAAGATCTCACCGAACGATTCATGGACCGCAAGAGGCATCCAGACTGGCACGGGAAAATCTGGAAATCAGTTCTGCGAATGCCGGACCGCTCCGACCTATGGGACCGCTACGCCGCACTCCTCGGGACAGGCGACACGCCAAAGGAGGGCAAGCGAGCCGCTCAGGCGTTCTACGTCGCCAACCAGTCAGAAATGGACGCAGGCGGAAAGGTGGCGTGGGAATTCGATAAGCTCCCGAACGAAATCACAGCCCTGCAGTCACTCATGACTATCCGGGCACTAGACCCCGAATTCTTCCGCCGTGAGATCCAGCAAGAGGGCGGTGCACCTGCAGACAGCAGCGGAATGAGGCTCGACAGTCAGCAGCTCGTCACACGTCTCAGCCGCGTTCCCCGTGGCCATGTCCCGCAGCAGGCCAACTATCTCACGGCATTCATTGACTCGTCCGATCAGGTCTTATGGTGGATGGTGTGCGGCTGGCAGAAGGATTTCTCAGGAATCATCATCGACTACGGCACATGGCCTGACCAAAACCGCCCGACGTTCTATAAGTCCGACCTTGCCGCAAAGATCTCACAACAACTCCCGAGCGCATCATGGGAAGAGGCATTTACTCACGCGCATAACCAACTCGAAGCCTATTTGCTCACCACGTTTCCCGGTCTGGATATCATCCTCAAAGACTGGGCAGACGGGCAACAAAAGCCGCGAATCGAATCGCAGGTGATGGCATCGGCAAACCGCAACCGCATCCGTCCGTCAAAGGCGTTTGCCGTCAAGCCCGGCCGGAAGCCTGTGCACCTGTGGGGTGATCAACACCGGGACCGCAACAACGGGCAGTGTTGGGTAGAAAAACGCAGCGAAACACCCGCGCATGTTCAGTATGACGCCAACATCTGGAAAAGCCACGCAGCCCGCCGATTGCAAACCACGGTCGGCGCACCATCTGCCGTTCTGTTGCCAGGCACCGACGAAAGGCAAAATCGTCTGCTGGCGGAGCATCTGACGGCAGAAAACCCGAAGCAAATCACCTATGATGGTTCTGCGGGCGTTGTTTGGGAGGCTATTCCGGGGAGGGATAATGACTGGTTTGACTGCTATGTCGGCTGCTGTGTCGGGGCAAGTATCGTCGGGGTGGGGATGGCAGGAGAGCGACCCGCCAAGCCAGAACGCAGGACCTTCGCTCTACCCGGAGCCGTCCGTGCATGACGATCGGCGACAATTCCAGCTCCCGCACAGTGGGCTATCATGCCAGCATTGCGGGGAGCATCTGCCGCGTGTCAGTCACACCCGCACGACCCCGGGGTTCATTCTGAGGGAACGACACTGCAGCAAGTGCGGACGCATCAACACGACTTCGGAGCGTATCGTGGGCACGCGAGAGCGAATCGGCAAACGATCATTTTCGGACCCCTGCCGCGAGTAGTTGGCAGTAATGCCATAGCGCTATTCACGCGCAGCCATTCGCCTGCAATCCTGCGAGCATGAGCACCCCCTCGCAAATCCTCGCCGATGAAGCCGCAAAGGCTGCAAGCGTCTCCAATGACGGCGTGACTGTCGCACGTCGATCGCTCAGCGAGCTGATGGAATACGAAAAACATCTGGCGAGCAAGACCGCAACCGCCGATCCTGCTGCCGGCCTGCGAGCCATGATCACGCGAATCGTCCCGCCCGGAGGGCACTAATGGGACGCCGCCGCAGCCGATCACAGGCAGTCGCCCGAACACCGACGCCGCCGCAAGTCCGGGCAAAGTTTGACCTCGCTCAAACAACGCCGGAAAACCGCCGTCACTGGACGAACGCAGACGGTCTCGCAGCCCGTGCCGCAATGTCTCCGGCAGTGCGCCGTGTTGTTCGCATTCGCAGTCGCTACGAGTCTGAGAACAATTCATGGTACGCCGGTATTCTCCGCACGGCCGTGAATCACATTGTCGGCAGTGGCCCCCGGTTGCAAGTCCTCACGACTGATCCCGAAGCGAATCAGCGAGTCGAAACCGCGTGGCGTCGATGGACTGCAAAAGTCGATTTCGCCGACATCCTGCGAACTGCCGTCGAAGCCTACTGGCGGGATGGTGAAGTGTTTGTGATGAGGGCTGATAGGCCGCGATGGTATCCGCTGTCACTCGACCTGCGAACGCTTGAAGCCGATCAGATTGCCATGCCGTGGCAGCAGAGTCAACTACAAGATCCATTCGTGGATGACGGTATTCGTTTTGATCCGTCACTGAATGAACTGGAATTCTTCGTCTACGATCACCATCCCGGCACAAACGCACCTGTCAGTCTGCTGAGTGGTGACTGGTATCCAGCAAGCGAAGTCCTTCATCTGTACAGAGCGGAGCGACCTGGGCAAACCAGAGGCATTCCCCGGGCAACGCCGGCACTGCAGACACTGCCGATCATGAGGCGGCAGGAACTGGCAACGCTCTACTCTGCAGAGACTGCCGCGAATTTCGCGATGTATCTTAAGAGCACATCCCCGGCCGCAACACCTGCAGCCAGTCCGGCAGACTTTGCAGAGATCGAACTCACTCGCAACATGCTCACGACGCTCCCGGAAGGTTGGGAGATCGGGCAGGTTGAACCAAAGCAACCGGGACCGCTTTACGAGATGTTCCAGCGACAGGCTCTCATGAGTTTTTGCCGCTGTACCAACATGCCGTACACACTTGCCGCAGGCACCGGCAAAGACGCAAACTTTTCCTCATTCAAAGGGGATATGGCCAACGTTTGGGCGCCGGAAGTCAATGTCGAACGCGACCGCATCACGTGGGCAATTGTTGAGCGCGTCTGGCAGTGGTTTTTGGAGGCTGCCGTATTCGTCCCGGGGCTGCTCGCAGGCATGCCGCGAATCGAAGAAATCAATCACCAGTGGACATGGCCGCCACTACCTGAACTGGATGCAACCGAGGCCGCAAACGCTGCAGCAACGCGACTGGCGACCGGTCAAAGCACGATGAGCGACGAGCACGCACGACGCGGCAAAGAATGGGAGATGGAAGCCATTCGAGCGGCTGCGGACTTCGGCGTTACAGTGGAAGAATACAAACGCGCAGTGTTCATGAAGACATTCGGGATTCAACAGCCGGCGGCGCCTCTGTCAGCGTCTCAATCATCCCCAGCGCCTGCACAGGCCGCCGGCGAATACGCAACGATCGGACAGCGAGCGTTTACGAACAATCAAAAACGCATCCGCAAGGCTCTCGATGAATTGACGCAGGGCGAAGCGTCCCGTGCATTCACAGAGCAAACGCTTGCCAGTATCGGCCTGTCGGATCAGCGGATTGCCGTTCTGATTGACGACGCACTGGAGGGCGACGGCGTTACGGATGACGAACTCAGCGAAATAGAAGCCGCTGCAAATCTGAAAGCCGCTGGTAAATATGACGGCATTGATTTCACTCCGCCTGCAGGAGTCCGTGAGGAGGCTGCGAAGGGGTTGGAATGGCGCCGTGAATATGGACGTGGAGGCACTGCTGTAGGTGTCGCAAGGGCGCGAAATCTCAGCAACGGCGACGCCATAAGTCCCGACACGATTGGGCGAATGGTCAGTTATTTCGCCCGCCATGAAGTGGACAAAAAGGGGCAGGGGTGGTCACCCGGTGAAGATGGCTTTCCATCTGCCGGCAGGATCGCATGGGCACTGTGGGGCGGAGATGCTGGCGCAGCATGGGCAAACAAGGTGAAGCGCAGCATGGACGCGAGGGACAAAGAATGAAGCCAATCATCCTGACGGCAACGCTACAGCTAAAAGCCGCCGAAGGCTCAAAGCCACGCCGATTTTCCATCCTTGCCTACACTGGCGGACCGCTTCCAGTGACTGGATTCAATCTGCCTGTTGTGGTCGATCTGGCTGGACTCGAAACTCCCGGCAACGTGCCGATCTTGCTCGACCATCAGAACACCGTCGAAGACACACTCGGGGTTACAGACACAATTCAGAACGACGGGCAAAGCCTGATTCTTGCGGGTCCAGTCACAGGCGTATCTGCAAAAGTGCAAGGCGTCCTGCAGCAAGGCGCACAGGGACATCAATGGCAAGCCAGTATTGGCGCCCGAATCATCGAAGAGATCGAAATTTCCGCCGGCGAGTCTGTTGAGGTGAATGGTCGCGTGCAAACCGGCCCATTTATTCTCGCTCGTCGTGCAGTCCTCCGCGAAACGTCCGTGCTTCCCATGGGAGCAGATGGGGCGACCGCGGTTAACCTGGCAGCCGCGGCTGCCGCAATGTTACGAGGTGCAGCCGTGTCATTTGAAGACTGGTTAAAGGAACTGGGTTTGTCGCTCGACAACATGACCCCCGAAAATCAAGCCACGCTCATGAAGGCGTGGGAGATGAAGACGGCCCCGCCTGTGCAGGCCGCGGAACACACCGACCCCGAGAAAAAGGAAATGGCAGCCATGCCGACCGAAGAAAAGCCGACCGCACAGGCTGCCGCAAAAAATGATCTGCAGGCAGCCACAGACCTTCGCCGACAGATTGCCGGCGTCTACCGCCAGCAGGCAGAGATCCAGGCCAAAGCTGCCGGGCATCCCGACGTGATCGCTGCCGCTCTCGAAAACAACTGGTCGGCCGACCGGGTTGAGCTCGAAATCCTGAAGCGGCAAGTTTCCAGCGGCCGCACTCGCCCAACATCCTTCGTCTCCGCGCAGAACGGCGGTGATCCATCCCGCATCCTTCAGGCCGGCCTTTCCATGGCCCGTGGTCACAAAGGGTATGAAAAGGAATACTCGGACGCCGAACTGCAGGCCGCACAGACTCAGTTCCGCGGCCGGATCGGACTGCAGCAAGTCATGCTGATGGCAGCCGCCGCAAACGGCATGTCTGTCATGCCAGGAACTCGACTGCACGACGGCAACCTTCGCGAAGTGATGAACTACGCGTTCGGCCGCAACATTCAGGCCGGCTTCAGCACGGTTTCACTTCCCGGCATCTTCAGCAACCTTGCAAACAAAGAGCTGTTGCAGGGGTTTGAGGAAGTCGCCAACAACTGGACTGAGATTGCAGAAATCAAGTCTGTGAGCGACTTCAAGACCCATACCAGTTACCGCCTCCTCGATGATATGGAATACGAAGAACTCGGCCCGGGTGGAATGATCAAGAATGGCAAGATTAGCGAAGAGTCGTACACTCGATCCGCTGACACCTACGCCAAGATGTTCTCGCTCACTCGCCGCGACATCATCAATGACGACCTCGGAGCATTCGACGATCTGCGAACTCGCCTCGGTCGTGGTGCTGCTCGTCGGTTGAATCGTTTGGTGTGGACGACCTTCCTGAGTAACCCGACGACGTTCTGGACCGCCGCTCGAACGAACTACATCGAAGGCGCCGACAGCGTGCTCGGCACTGATGGTGCCGGCCTGAGCAAAGGCGTCAAAGCCTTCCGTCAGCGCAAGTCGCCGCTGGTCACGGGCGCGGAAGAAACCAGCCGCATGACGCTTGGTGGACAGCCCACCAAACTGCTTGTTCCGCCCGAACTCGAAGCGGTTGCAGAGGCTCTTTACGTGGCCCGCAATCTGGCCGCTGTCAAAGCAGCCGATGCCAACATCCACGCCAACAAGTACCGCCCCGTGATCGCCACGGAACTCAGCGATAGCGCCTATGGCGGCGGCTACAGCGCCACCGCCTGGTACCTGTTCGATGACATCATGAAGCCTGTTGTGGTTTCATTCCTCAATGGCCAGCAGTCACCAACGGTCGAATCTGCAGACGCTGATTTCAACACCTTGGGTATTCAGCTCCGCGGCTATCATGACTTCGGTTGCTCGCAATCCGAATACCTCGCCGGCATCAAGTCCAAAGGCGCCGCATAACGTCGCTTGGCGCTGCTCAAAGCCCGGTGGCTGGTGTCGCCGGGCGTTTCTCGCAAACATCCTTCAGGGAGTTGATAAAATGTCTCAGAGTCCCGCTTTTCTTTACAGCGACGATGACGCTGTGGATTACACGCCAGCCGCCGCGGTGACTGGTGGCGACGTGGTTGTTTCGGGCGCCGTGATCGGCGTTGTCCCGACGGATCTGGCAACCGGTGAGAAAGGCGCCCTGCAGATCGAAGGCGTCTACCAGGTCCCGAAATCGACCGGCGCAATCGTGGCCGGGCAGCCGATTTTCTGGAATCCGACTGGTGACCCCAACAGCGGAAATGCTGGCAGCGGTGCAGCCAATCAGACCGGCACCGGATCGTATATGGGGATTGCTGTGCAGGCACAGGCCAGCGGTGACAACACCTGTTTGGTGATCTTGAACGCTCCGATCCCGCCGCGGCAGGTTGCAGTGACCGCGACCAGCGACGGCACGGGAACAGCCGTCATTCCCGCAGGTGCATCGTTTGTCACGGTGACCAGCTCAAACGCGAATCATCAGATCGCTCTTCCCGCCGGCTACATCGGGCAGACGCTGCGCATCCTTGTCGGCACGACTGCCTGTGAATTGATTTCGTCGGTTGCCGCCGACAAAGTCAATGAAGTGACTGTTGGAGCGACCAACGAACTGGCACTGACTGCCGAAGCCCTCTACACCTGCCAGTACACAAAGGCGGGTTTCTGGATCGTGACCGGTTTGACAAAACTCGGTGCTGCTCAGGCCGCTCTTGTTCCTGATGCTCTCTAATCTGTGAGGTGAGTTGTGAGTGACTTCGACGACGCAATTGGCGACATGACTGACGACCTGCTCGCAGAGGCAGGCGAGTCGTGCACGTACATCCGCGGCACGGAGTCCACCACGATCACACTCCGCAGGGCAGCAGGACGAACGCAATCTCAGGACAATGGAAACGGCGGTGTGTTGGAGATTCGGCCCGTGGACTGGATCGCTCGCAATACCGCCCTTCCATACGCTATCCCGCTTCCCGGTGATTTAATCATCGCCGGAAGTCAGCGCTTTGAGCTGCAGTCATTCGCCGGCGAAAAGGTGTTTCGCATCACGTCGCCGAAAATGGTTCGGCTTCACTCGAAGCAGGTGCAATGATGCCGGCGACCATCGCACCATCCATTGAGGCTATGCAGGCAATCACAGACCGAATCAATTCCGGGGCCGCCTACGAACTCGATTTGAAAGCGACCTACAGCGAACAACTGGTAGACCCGCTCGAAGAGATCGTTGGTCTGCGTGTTGACGTTTGCAGTGAGTCCGAAGAGCAGCTCATTGAAACGTGCGACCTCGAAGACAACACCCGGCATATTATCCGCGTCTGGGTGCGAAAGAAATTGCAAGCAGTCACACCCGACGAAATCGACCCGCTCAAACTACTCTGCCGGCAGATATTCCAGAGGCTCAATAACTTTCGATCGTCAAACGGCCGCGTGATGGTTTTTGACATCGAAAACGATATTAAGGCTGTTCCCGACAAAACCGCCCTGCACACGTCCCGCTTATTCGTGGCAAGCGTGTACTTGGTCGTGGAAGTGGAGCCGAGTCCATGAAGCTGAATTTTGAACTGGAGGGGCTGGAGGACATTGCACGGCGTCTGACACTGCTCGGGGACAAAGACGCAATCGCCATCATGATGAGCGCCCTGCGAGGCGGGTTAAACGTCGTCGCAAACCAGATTCGCAAGGAACTGAAGTCGCCTGTTGAGCATGTCCGCAAAACGGTTGGTGTCACGGTCAAACGAAATCGCAAAGGGCGAATCACAGCAAAAGTCGGTTTTCGAGTCGGTAAGAAAAAGGATCTGGTGGCAGTCCGCAGTGGGCGCAATAAAGGCGGTGTGGGGATCAGCGGGCAGAACGTACATTGGT